ACTTCCAATCTATACGCATCTCTCGTTATGTTAAAGTGATTTAAATCTGTGCCATCACTTATCGGCTTTGCATCTGGCATTATTGAGAAGTCTGCTACTACTTTAAAAGTTGTGTCCAGAAACAAATCTTTATAGTCAGTTGTTATAGAAGTCACCGGTGAGCCTGATGAGTAATCAGTGTCTACGATATTGAAGTCACCGTCTATAATATTGTTTGAACCGTCAATAATATTACTTGTTGTTGGCTTAGTGACTTTAATAAGTACATTATGGTCTGTGTATGTATCTTCTTCTAGCTTCTCTATAAAGTAATTTTCTGCTCTTTTTACTAAGAAATAAACCTCTTTTGATAATACACAGACATCAATAAATTCGCCCTCTGTCTCCCAATGAGTCCACCCAAGTAGCCCCTCGCTTCTAAGAGTATTCATTACCGCTATTGTACCGTCTGAATTAACTGCATATACATAGTCGCTTACATCAAGTGTCGTACCTTTGATAGCCTTTAGTGATACGATATCAGTCAGTAGATGAGAAGCTAGTAGTGTGATGTTGTTAGATACAAAACCGTCCTCATTGAAGTCATATATAAATTGTCTTATTGTTCTGCTTGAACTATCGACATAGAGTGTTGCACCGTCTATTAGTATAGGTCTTAGTCTTTTAGAGCCGTATCCTGTTTGTTGTTGCCAGCTTGAATCTGACGGAGTAGGGAGCTCAATGGCATTAACAAATTCTGCGCCTGTTGTAAACACTTGAAGTTTGCGCCCTGAAAAGATATTGATAATCTTATTAAACTCTCCTGTGTCAATCGTGTCAAATATTCCATGATCGTCAGGAATAACTCCGCTTGTTTCCACCCATGTGAAATCCCAGTAGTCATTGATTCTACTTCCCCATGCTGATGTTGGTTTTTCTGTTGAGCCTGCTACCCATAATCTTCCACCTCGAAAAGTAGCAACACCTGGCCACCCTCTTGTTGCACTCCATACCGGCTCGTCACCACTTCCAAAATCATAATCAGGGATAGTTAAAGAAATTGCCGATAATGTCCAATCTGCGTCTGTCGCACCTCTTACAAGCTTTTGTGGATTCTCTGTTTCGTGTGTGATAATAACTGTATCTGCACTCTGTATGATGTCTAATTCGTTGATTAATTCTATTGTAGCAAATGGAAGCACTACACCCGTTTTAACAAGTGCGCCATCTCTCATAATATCTATGAATCCTGCTCTAAATATCAACACATACATTTGCTCTTGATTGAATATGAAAGGCTCTATTCTTAGTTCTTCTGTATAGTGACCGTCCTCCGTCTTAGCTAAACCTGGTCTGCGTCTAAGTCCACCCTGCGGAACAATAACCATGTTTTTAGCTTCTGCTACTGAACTTCCATACTTATCTATGTCTGTTCTTGCGTGAAGTGTTGGTGCTAGTTCTCCACCTGATAGGTTAGATTGTAAAAATTCTACTCCGATGTCACACCTCCTACTTAATATCTAGCATCTATGTATGGCTGGTCTTGCACGCTTACCTCTGGATATTGGCTACTGTCTGCAAACTTAGCTTTTCTTAGAGCATCGTTATGTACTTTCCCGTAATAATCACCCTTTGCCATATCTCCCGTAAGAGGGATTGCAAATTGCACTGCAAGATTATATTCTAATGCTTTGGCGAAATAAGGAGGCAATAAGTCCTCTGATACTCTATGTATGTAGTCTAGTTGAAAAGTCTTATCGTTACAGTGTATCTCTTTATTGTACACCTCATAAGTGCTACTGCTTCCTTTTATTGTATATAAGAAGTCATTAGGCATCTGATACGCATAGTTAAAACCAGTGTTTGGTGTTGCTGCTAGTTGGTTTAATTCCTGTGTCTTTACAGCGAATCTCCACCTATGATTTTGTAACATACTTAAATAAGTATTCTCGAATAGGTTTGCTCCAAGCTTTGCGCCTGTGTTGTTTTCTGTAAGAGATGAAATAGTATTACCACCAAGTAAAAGTAAGGCATTACTAACAAGTTGTACCCTCGATATAAGTCCGCTCATGTTTACTCCTTAGTAATTAGTAAAGCCCTCAATTAAGAGGACTCTGTAATCACTAACCTAGTGTAGCTTCTTCTGTTGTAACTGTTACGCCTGAAACTGCTGTAACTGCTAATAGACAAGCTCCGTCTGAGCCTTGTGAATAGATTGCATCACCTACCTTTAGGATATCGTTAAGGTCTAAGAAATAATCGTCTGTGTCGATTGCTGCCTTAGTACTCCCTGTATCTCTGAATGTATAAAATTGAGGTGCGCCTGAGCCACCACCTATTGAACCTGAAACATTTTTTCTGTCATAAGCCATTGCTTACTCCTTATGAATTTAAGTATTTAACTTCGATAACACCCTCAGCATCAATAACAACTGAACCTGCTTTCCATGAACCACTTGATAAGTGTGATTTCTTATGTGGAACCCAATCAACATCTGTTTTCATGTCAATACCAACTGCGTGACCTACTGCTGCTGAATGAAATGCGAAACCTGAACGAACAGTTGATGTTAGTGGAAGTCCACCCTCTGCACGACCTGAGCCGATGATTTTCCATTTGAAGCCCATAAACGAATCAATCTCACCACTCATTAGTAAACGCACTGAGTTGTAATCTGCACTTGTGATTTTTTCAGCATTTAATAGGTCATTTAATCCACCCTCGTGAACAACCATAAATCTATCTTCCATTGGTGCTTCAACTTTATTTAGTGCTTTTGATGCTGCTGTAATAGTAGCTAAATCAAGTGTTTGTGTACCTGCACCAACCGGTGTAGCACTTGCGCCTGCTTCCATTGCGTCAATGATTGATTGATCGTCACGTCTACCCATTGCGTTTGCGATTGTTGAAGCAAGTTGTGTTACTTCATCAAAGTTTACTGCTGCGGCATTGTAAATATCTGTGTACTCTGATGCTTCGAAATCTAATAGTGTTGCCACGATTAAACCATGAGAGATTCCCATTGGAACTACATCTGCTGATGCACCTGTTCTTTGAGTTGCTTGACCTTTACCCATTAAACGGAAGTCATACTTACCGCCCTCTGCACTTCTATATGTGATACACTCTCTTAGTGTCTTTGCTCCCTGATATGCGTGTTTTACTTCGCTATCAAATTGCTCTGTCTGTACTGCTGATAGATTCTGAGACATAATATCCCCTTTGTTTTAAAGTTTTGATAATTATGCTTCATGCTTAGGGTAGCTCCTGACAATTCAGGAGGTCATAGCTTTCGGCTATAAACTTCTAAAACTGTCAGGCTCTTGCGAGGTGTCTGTAAGTTGTAGGTGTTTTAAATATCGTGATTACAATTATACCATAGAACTGTATAAAAAACAAACAGTTTTATGATTATAATTTCCCTCCGCCTCCAATATACTCTGATTCCATTGCTTCGACTTTAGCACGATAAGCAGGGTCGCTACTCATTTTTCTGCGTCCAAACTCATCTTTAGCGAATCTCATGCTAGTTATTGTGTCTTTATCCACCATAGTTTTAGGCTGTGCAACTTGTGCCGGTGCTGTTCCTGAGTTCATTTTCATTATGTTTTCAAACATCTCTACACTTGCAGCACTACTTATCATGCCTTTAAATGTGTCCATTACATCAGCACCTAGATTAGCTTTAGCCCAGTCTTGAACATTTGTCAGTCTTGTATCTGCATCTTTGCCCAATAGCTCTCTTTGCTCTGTATAAAAGGCTTCGTTAGCTGCGGCTTTATCACTTTGATATGCTTCCGCTAGATTGTTTAACGCTTCATTAGAGAAGTTGTTATCTCTTGCGTAGTTTTGCATGCCGTCAGATATTGATACACCCTCATTAAACTCATACGCTTCTGGCGCACCTGTTAATCCGGACATAGCTTCTTGATACTCTTGTGTTTTCTTGGAGTAGCTTGACTGTAGCTCTGTATAACCTTTTTCGAGTGCTGACACTGAATCATATTTACCTTGTAGATAAGTAGTTGGTGTACCCTCTGTTGGTACCTCTATCGTAGTTTCCCCTGTACTTTCAGCAGGGTTTGATGTTTCTCCGCTCATCAAAGTGTCCTTGTGTTAAAATGTGCGCTTATAACGCATAATACAACGCAGGTACAAGGGTATGACACACTGCGCTGTATTATAAGTTACCCCTCAGAGAGGGATATTAATCAACTGATATTAGATTAAAATTCATATAATCAACAGTTAGATTACTTGTTGCTCCTATGTTGGCTACCCAAAACTCTATATATTCATTTTCGTCTAGCTCTGGCATACTGCTTAGTGCCATGCTCCCGACTCTCGTTCCTACTCCCACCGCTTCTTGTTCACTGTGAGCAACCGTTACACCGTCTATTGCAAATCTTCCTCTTACGGTTTGATTATTCCCTACTGATGTCATGCTACAAACAACTTCTACCTTAAATCTTCTTTTCATTGTTCCTGTATATAAAAATCTATTGTTTCCAACTGCTGTAAAGTCTGCTGATGTTGTTATTTCCGTTGTTGTTCCTGCCGCTTTTACAAAAACTCCGTCTGTAACTATTGTTGTTTCTGCGGATGATGTTAGATACTCACTAGCATAAGAGGACGGTCTTGTGCCTGTGCCTGTTGATTCATCTTGTAATAAGAATTTAGGTCTTTCATCTTGTATCGCTTCTATGTTTGTGCTGTCACCTTTAACTATAAACCTTGCTACTGCTATTAGTCCGGAAGCTGCTTGACTTTGAAAAACACTATATTGAGCATTTGCTTCTTCTGCCTGTGCCTGAGAGTCATAGATAGCGTTACCATAAACTAAGAAAAATAAATCTTCTGCTTTTGGGCTTCTTAGTAATGTATGAGAAACATACTTATTAGTGGGAAGTGCCACTATATCTGTATCATCATCATAATACTTAGGGATTACTAAAGTTGCTCTTGTTTGTGGTGTAGGAGTGCCGGAAACATTATAAACTGCTGAGGCTTCTATGTCTGTGTCTGCTGATATTTCTATATGTTTTCTTTGAGCGCTATGAAATGCTCCTGCTGATTGATTTACTTGTAGCGCTGTAGAACTCTCTGTATAAAGCCCACCACTCGCATATAAAGCACCTATGCAATTCTCTATCCACTCTCTATCAATATATCCATCCTGACTTTTTGAGTAAGTAAGATGAATTGGGGATTGCAAGTCACTTCCTGGTCCTGAATCGCCCTGAACAGCTTGAAGTCTTGCTAAAGGAAGAATTGTTTTTAATTCTTCTGTTGTAAATTTATCAGCACTATACACTAAGCCTCCACTATCAATGCCTTGCCATGTTGAACTATCCCCTGCTCCGATAGTTGGACTAACCGCTGTGCCTCCTGCGTAGTTATACTTAACACCTTGAATAAAATAATCAAAAGTGAGAATATCTAACTTAGAGATATCAGTGTTTAAATCAACAATATCCTCTATAGACATGATCCCTGTTAGTTCTGTCTCTGCTCCAACTGCATCATCAAAGTCTGATGATTCAAAAGAAGTAGTTATTTTGCTTTCTATCTCATCGCTTGTGAGGATTGCATCTCCTGCTGATGTTCCACCTATCTTTATTACAGTAACTTCTCCTGATGCTAACTTAGTGTTCAGTTCTCTATTCGGTAGGTCTGCCATAATCTAACTCCTTTTGTATTTTTTTTATCGCGCTTGCTTCGCCTTGTCTAAATGCTACTTGATCTAGTGTCATGCCCGGTTTATACATATCTCTTTCAACAAATAGAGAGTGCAAGTGCTTTAAAAGATTTTCACCTAACTTATTGTTAAATGTACCCTCATATAAGCTTTGTATTTCTTTTCGCTTTGTGTCTGGCTCATTCTCTTCAAATAAGCCTAAATCATCTTCGTATGTTCCCATTATGCTTGTTCCTCTTGAACTTGTGCTGCTGCCATTTGTTGTTCTTGCTGTTCTTGTTGTTGAGCTTGCTGTTGCATCTTCATCTTCTCATCGTCTGAGCGTTTAAACTTGGACGGAAGCCCTAATACATCAACTATCTCACCTGGGAAGTCCTCTACTCTTATCTGACTATTTACTAACTCTGGAGGCAGCAATGCAAAAAATTCCATTGCTCTACCCATTGCTGCTAGTGTTTGCTCATCTTGCATCCGTGCCGCTGGTGAAGTGTATTTAATCTTAACCTCTTTGCCGTCTACTCTAAAGTCTGCGACTTTCCCTGCTTTTCTAAGAATGTAAACACATCTTGCTACTAATGCTTCCAATAGTTCGTTTTGGATACGGCTTGCTGCTCCTAGTGAAGTCTTAGCTAATTCTGCTTGATGCCCTGCAAATTCTGTTGCTGATTTTACTGGACCTTGATTAAAATCACCGAATGGTCTTGATATCATCACTCGTCTTACTGCTTCTTGTAAACGCTGAATCGCATCCATTGCAATTTGAGGACTTCCTCCGACATCCATAGGTCTTAGAGTAGGGTTAGCATTATCATTGCTTCCTACTGCGTGAACTTGTCCAGGCTGTAATCTAAAGTTATATGGATTGATAATACCGTCATCTGTTGCTGTAAATGAGGGATTGCTCCACCATGCAAGTCCTTTTAGATAATCTCTTACCATTAGGTTAAGTGTTTTAGTGTCTGGTAGTGCTGTCATCGCTCTACCTCTACCGTATGTTTCACCAGGTATTGTAGACTCTCTAAAAACTATCCAAGGGCTTGATTCTATCTTCTCTTGGATCAGAAAATGGCTGTTTTCGGGATACATAACCACATTGTCGTACATCTTACCGTCAAATATTGTTCCCTCTATAAGAGTGATTTCTTCTGTCGGCTTGTTTTTAGCTAGTTCTTTCAGCTTCATTGTTAATTTAGCTTTAGGATATATCTG